ACTGGAGATATTGTAACGGCTCCTGGTCTATGGTCCCTGGACAATTTTGGAAATAAACTTATTGCAACTATCTTTGATGGTGCAACTTTTGAATGGGATTCGGATGCAACGGGAGCAACGTCCACTAGAGCAACAATCGTTGCCAATGCACCAACAGCAGCGATACAAACATTAGTATCTACACCCGATAGACACTTAGTATTTATTGGAACAGAGACAACCATTGGTACAACTAGTACACAGGATGATATGTATATACGTTGGTCGGATCAAGAATCAATTAATGCATCAACTTCGTATACACCTTCAGCAACCAATACCGCTGGTACACAGAGACTGGCCGACGGAACACGGATCGTTGCAGCGATTAGAGGTCGGGATGCAATTTACATTTGGACAGATACATCTTTATTTATTATGAGATTTGTTGGTGCACCTTTCGTATTTTCATTTCAACAAGTTGGAACGAACTGTGGATTGATTGGAAAGAATGCAGCCGTTGAGGTTGATGGTTCTGCTTACTGGATGTCAGAGAATGGTTTCTTCAGATACACAGGTAGACTAGAATCATTAGCATGTCTAGTTGAAGACTATGTTTATGATGATATTAATACAGTTCCTAGACAACATATTTATGCAGGATTGAATAACTTATTTGGTGAAGTCACATGGTTTTATCCAGGAAGTGGCGCTGCATCTAATAATAGATCTGTAACTTATAATTATATGGATTCAACACCAGAACGACCTGTATGGACGACAAGTACATTAGCAAGATCAACATGGTCTGATTCACATATATTTGGAAAACCACATGCAACAGAATATGATTCAAGTGCAACTAGTGATACAACCGTTGGTAACACGGATGGTGTTACAGTTTACTATGAACATGAAACAGGACAGGATCAAATTAAAGCAGGAGCAAGAACAGGTATTTCAGCAAGTATTGAATCTGGTGATTTTGATATATCAGCAGTACAGGGGGGAGGAGCAGATTTAAGAGGAGATGGAGAGTACATGATGAAAATTAGAAGAGTTCTTCCAGACTTTTTACAACAAACTGGAGATGCAAGAGTGACTTTAAACTTAAAAAATTATCCAACCGATTCACAGGCTAGTTCTTCATTAGGTCCATTTACATCTACAACAAGTACAACAAAAATAGATACAAGAGCACGTGCACGTGCTATATCTTTAAAGGTTGACAATACCAGTACTAAACAACACTGGAAACTTGGAACATTTAGATTAGATATACAAGCGGATGGAAGAAGATAATGGCAATAGATAAAAGTTTAAGACAATATTATTCTAGAGGACAGTTAGTTAAACCAACTAGAAATAGGTTAAGACCAGGTTATCGTGGTCCAGGTGGTTATCAAAGTGGAAAATCAGATCCAACTAGTAATGGCGGCGGAGGCGGCGGAGGCGGCCGCGATGCACGGAATTATAAGCCACCACCAGTAGGTCAAAGACCAACTATGGCAGATATTGCAGGACCTGTAGCTACACCAAAAGCACCAAAAGAAGCACCAAGAGATGAAAGAGTTCCAGATCGTATTAAACAAATAATAACTACACCAAAAGCACCAAAGTCAACTATTACAGATAGAACAGTTACCAGTTTTAAAGGACCTATGGATTTAAAAGTAAAAACTCCACCAGAGGATGCAAGAGAAAAACGTATTTCTGAACAATACAAGGGTATTCGTGAAGTGGGGGGTGATGCTGAAGCTGCGACAAAAATTGCTTTGGAAGATGAAGAATTTACAGAGGAAGAATTAGAAAAAGGTATTACTGATGATGGTCGAATAATAGAATATATTGGAGACAAAGCTGTTACCAACAAAAAAGCTAAAGAATTTAGTTTAGGTTTAAAAGAAAGGAATATTAAAACTGGTGAAATTCAAAGAGGAAGAAATATAATTCATCCCATTACACAGCAAATTCAAAGTAAATTTGCACCCATTGATACACCTAAAAAAGGTGTTTTAGGAACATTAGGAACTGCGGCCTTAGGTATCCTTGCTCCTGCACTTCTTCCAGCTAAACTTGCTAAAGCGTGGTCAACATATAATCAACTTAAGGGTATATCTAAACTTGCTAGTAATGTCATAGGAAAAGATTATGTTGGAGATTTAACAAAGAATCTTAAAAGTAATATAACAACAGATCTTTTATCAGGAAAAAAATATACACCAAAAGATGTTACACCAACAGATTTTAGAGACGATAGATTTGGACGAGGAGATGGTAGACAAGTTATAACGGAACCACCTAAGGATGTAATAACTGAAAGTATTCAAAAATTTACACCACAACAAATGGATCTTGTAAGACAGAGATACGATCAATTACAACAAGTAATACAAACAGGTATGTTTGGAGAGCGTAGACTGACTGCAGATGAATTAGCTAAACTTGGAGGAATTAGTAAACAAATGGAAGCATTTTTAGTAGATCCACAAAAAATGATGATGATGGCAAGAGGTGGATTAGCGGGGTTACATGGCTAGAATAGTACAATCATTAACACAACCTGGAGATAAATATGATCAACAGATACAACAATCATTTGTTAGGGACGTTGATAGTGTTATCCAAAAATTAAACACATCCTTTCAACAGGATTTAAAAGATGAGGCGGAAGCGGAAAGCTTCTTTATGGCATAATGGCTAATACATTTGTAAACAAAAAAGTAGATTTAACGAGTACCAGTGCTACTACATTATATACTATACCCACAGCAACAACAGCTGTTATTAAATCTATCCTGGTATCAGATGATTCAGGCAGTGGAGACACTATAACAATTACAATAACCGATACAGATGATGCCGTTTTTAGTCTTTTTCATGTTAAATCGATATCAGCAAGCGGAACCTCAGAACTGCTGTCAGCACCTATAGTCGCCAAGGAGAGCGAAATAATCAAGGTGACTGCAGCTACTGCAAACAGACTACACGTAGTATTATCTGCGCTCGAAATTAAGCCTAGAGTAGTTACATCCTAGACTTGATTTACTTGTGAAAAACAAGTATTATTATAAACCCAGGAGAAATTCCTGCCTTTAACAAAATAACGAAAAAATTATGGCTATAGATAGAACAGGAATATCATCATTACAAACAGGTGCACCAGAAATTAAATATACAGGTGACGAAGGACCTAGATCTCCAGACCAACAACTAATGGCTTCTGCTGACCCTATGCTAGTAGAAGAATATCAAAGATATGTTTATGAAATGCGAGAACAAGGACGTGAACCAATTTCATTTAGACAATTTGTCCAAGAAATTATGTCGGGTATGGCCGAAGGTGGAAGAGCGGGTTATCAAAGTGGTAAAACAGTTGCACCACCAGGAATAAGTCAGGAAGAATGGGATATACTTTTTGGATCAAGAGGTCCTAGACCTTTAAGTTCACAATCTCCATATCTTTCTGTTCATGCTGATGGTGGAAGAACTGGATTTCAAGGTGGTGGAAGAGACTATATACCACTTCCAGAAGGACCAAGAGGTAATCCAGCAGTCGTTGGAGAAAAAATGGTAGGTGATGATATGAGAGAATTTAGAATTGCAAATCCAGACATAGAAGATGTTGCAGATTACAAAGGTTATTATGAGAGATTAAAAAGATTAAAAGAAATGATGGGAAGAAGATCTGGAGCTTACGGCGGAACAGCAAGACCTACATACACTCAAAAGAGAAAACAGAATTTAGCTTATGGTGGTATTGCAGGATTAGATGGTAGAAAAAAATATGGAATTGGATCATGGTTTCAGGAACAAATTATGGATCCTGTTAAAGATTTTATTCCAAATGAAATTAAAGATAATCCATTATTAACAGCTGCTATAGTAGGTGGTGGTATAAATCAGTTCGGACTTCCAGATTGGTTGGTTCCAGATCAAATTGCTACAGGATCAAACGTAGGACAGAACTGGATAGGGAATTTAATAAATAAAGATTTAGTAATTGGTCCTGGTGGAGAACAGCCCAAGGTTCTTAGTCAACTGGCAAATACAAACCAAAAAAATACAGCTCTTACTAAAGCCACTGATGTATTAACTGGTGGTGGAATTAATCCAGCAGATCCAAGTACGTGGGAAAAAACAAAGCAACTGCTTAATGATCCAACAGGAGCATTAAAAAAAGCTGCACTTGATCAATTTTCAACATTGGAAACTAAACGTATGTTTCCAGACGATAAAACGGGTATTCTTAATACCATTTTAACAGGTGCAAAAGCAATTCCAGGAAAAATTGGAGACGTAGCATCTACAGTTGGTGGTTGGCTTGGACCTAGCCCAATTGGTCCTGGAGAAGATGCTCGACAAATCCACTGGAAAACTCCTCTTGCAATAGGTACAGCAATGGGCGCAGCGCAAGCAGCAATGCCTAAAGATGTACTTCCACAAGATACATCAGGAATTGATATTGCAAACATTCGTAGTAGAGCATTAACAGGATCAGATCCAGGTTTACATTTCTTACCACCAGCATCAGCAACAACAGCTTACGCTCAAGGCGGAAGAACTGGGTACTATGCTGGAGATAGAGTAGGACAAGGTGCAGAACAAAATATTATTAAAGCTTTTAGTATTTATAAAAATTCAGGAGGCATAGAAAATTTTAGAGATTGGTTTAGTGGTATTTATTTACCTGAGGCACGTGAAGCTACTCCTGCAATGGGAGAAGGAATTGCATCAATTCCAACGACACCATCGGAGGTAGATCCATGGGCAGAAGTAGATCCATGGGCAGAAGGAGCACCGTATGGATATGCAGAACCAGGTACAATAGGATCACCAGAAATGATTAGTATAGGCAAAGCTCAAGGCGGAAGGATTGGGTATGCTGATGGAACTGAATGGACTGCTGACGCGGGAAGATTCGGAGAAGATCCTAAATTTTCAAAGCTAGTAGACGATGCAGTTATAAGAGAAGAAAATAAA